TTTGGATCTTTTCCTGCTGGTAGTGCTGCTACCTCTTTTGCTAAACTAGGGGCATCTTCCTTTTTTGCGTCTCTATTGTTCAAATAGTCACGTATAGCACTGACCATATTCCCATAATTGGGTTTATGTCGGTTTGTACCTCTGTTATCTTGGTATGATAGAAATCCGTGTGCCATTATCTTGCCTTTGCTGCTTCTTGTTGTTGCTTGAGTTGATCCAAGTGTTGCATTAGAAGACTAGTATAAACTTGTCTTTCCCATGGCATCATATTTTCAATTTCACTCAAGCTATATTTATGGTGTTGCATCAAAGCAAAGTTGGTTTTGTAGTATCCCTCTAGCGTTTGATGGAAGAGGGCTATCCGAAAAAATTGGCTAACCCCATAATAACAAATTCTGATATTTCTCCTGTATTTGGATTCTTTACCGAAAACTTATGCTCCATACGTGGTGATGATGCAAAGAATTCCTGTAATTGTTCAAATTGATTGTTTGTGAGACCTTCTATAAACTCAGTAAATTCTTTCTTACTAGTAGTAGAAGAATCATATACATCCTCTTTATCAAATATCTGATCTACACATCCAGCAACTAATTCTACAATCCCATCTGCAGTAGGTGCAGCTCCCATAACAGAACCAATAATAAATTCAGTCCAACCAGGATGTTTCATGATTACACCCATATCATCACTAAGCATAATCTTAGGGTTATATTTTGGTGGTTTTGTTACCTTAACTTCAGTTAAATTTAGATTATATGGAACTTCTGTGGTATTGTCATCTTTACAAACAACCTTCATTTCAACAATATCACCAACAGAAACTGCACGAATATTTAAGAAAATATACTCCAAATCAAAAATTGGTAAATCCTCTAATTTTATTCTACTAGTAATACAACCCTTCAATAAAATCTTAACTGCCTTTTCTATTTCTTTTTCGTCATTTGTCTCTAATGCCAACAAAAGGAGTTTTTCTTCCTTTACAACAAATGGACGATATTTAATTTTCTTCCCATTTGAAGGAAGCTCCAACTCATAAGTTGGTAAAACAACTTTAGGTAATGCCATTAAAACGATTTCAAGTCATATATTTATATATGCGACTTTTTTGACCAAAAATATACTGAGTAAATTTTACGGGTTTTATGGAATTAGAAAATCGTTTTTGCTGAGGCTCCTGTGAATGAAGGCAAAATTGATACCTTTTCAAGAGCTGACACATCACCTCTAACTCCTTTAATATTCCTATCAATCGTGTAATGTCTTTGATATTTAAACTGTGCTGTTACCTTTGTTATCTGACTAGAACCAAACTGTAAAGGAACCGCATCAATAGCATATGGGAATGCTTTTTCTAAAACATATGTTATTGGTTGCCTTTGTGTCGCAGATTGTGGACCTGTTTCTGTTTTTGTTATTTTTATAGTTGATGCATAATCATCTTTGTATGCTACCCTTGTTGTTCTATTTTCTGTCAAATTCCCATCACCAACTAAAATTTCAGGAGATATCTCTTTCTTTACAAGATCACTTTCACCAAATATTGATCCATACCAATAATTTAAAAATTTTAACACTTCTAAGTTTGCATCTAAAGCAAATCCTAATTGTAGCTCTGTATATATTCTTGTATGAGGATAATCAACAGATCCTACACCTGTGTAAAGACCATTTTGTGTACCAGTTGCAGTGTTAAGATTTGGTAATTGTGCTTCATCACAGAACATGTGTAGATAACCAGATTCCAACCAACCACTGAGAGGTTCAGGAAGATCTTCAATCTCAACAATAAAGTTATTAGCAAAGGACATTCCCCCTTGCTTTGATATAGTTTGTAAAAACTGCGGTATGGTCACACTAAATACCTATATTGGTACAATTATATTTATGGCATACTCTGGGAAATATAGACCTATTAATCCCAAAAAGTATCGTGGAAATCCAACTAGAGTTATCTACAGATCACTATGGGAACGAAAGTTCATGGTGTATTGTGATAACACACCTGCCATATTGGAGTGGGGTTCTGAAGAAATAATAATACCATACAGAGCACCTGATGGCAAAGCGAGAAGATATTTTCCAGACTTTTACATAAAGGTTCGTGAGAAGTCAGGACAAATAGCAAAATATGTTATTGAAATTAAACCTAAAAAACAAACTAAACCACCATATGATAAGGATAAAAGAACTGCTGCCTATAGACGGGCTGCCCTGACGTTCGCTAAGAACCGTGCCAAGTGGGACGCTGCTCAGGACTTCTGTGAAGATAGGCAGATGAAATTTTTAATACTAACAGAAGATCACTTAGCGGTATGAAACAATGGCAACTGGATTTGCATCTATCCAGAGTAATAAAGTCAATACGACTCCTGGATACAAAACCCTGTTTGAGCGAGTAACCGCAAGAACAGGTGGAGAGAAGAAATCACTCTCTTGGTATAGATCTGCTGTAAAAGCAGAATCTAGTGTATATAAGAAAAATTTTGGAAAATATATTTTAGATGAGAGACGGGATAATATAGGATCCGTAAAATCACAAGATCAAAACGAATTACGACAATATACTGTACAAGGACATCTTTATATGTTTGAGTATAAGGCAAAGATGAAATATCTTCCTTATTATGACAGATTTCCACTAGTTTATGTGATTAAATCATTAAGGAATGAATTTTGGGGTGCTAACCTCCATTACCTACCTATAAAAAAGAGATTGCTAGCTACTAAGAAACTAATGCAAGGTAGAGTTGACCTACCTAAGGCATGTTTCCATAAATACTTACAACCTCATGTTGAAGGTCTGTTAATAGATCTTGCTGAAGATGAATGGGATACTGCAATCCTATTACCAACAGAAGATTTTGTGAAGTATACTAATGGTGTCATGTTCCCAATAGATAAACAAATTGTCTGGGAGGAAGTCAATGACACATACTATGACAAACTAAAAGGCGTTAGAATAGTAAAAAGTTATTAATCATGGTAAACCAACTTTCATCACCTAAAAAATTTCAAGGAGGGGATACTGCAAGAGCAAGGCAGAATACTAGAAAATTAGGTGATATAGCAAAGAAAAATAAGGGAGGTTTAGGAAAGGATCCTATTCTTCTTAATTCTTATGGTCCGCCTAGTAAGAACTACAAGAATGCTGCTCTTCGTTATCCTAAGGCAGATATTCAAGAAAATAGTGACTACGTTTTATTTGAATTCAAGAAATACAAACCACCTTTTGCAAAGCAAAATAGAATAACAAAGCAAGACGATGGTACTTTTAAGAAAGATCAGCATGGTCAGTATGATTATAATAGATCAGGTGAATATGAAGATGCTGATCCAGCATATAGAAGTATTATAATGTATATGCCTGAAGATGTTTCAACAGGTTTTAGAGGTAAATGGGGTGGTAAAGCATTTAGTACATTTGCAGCCAATTCATTAAGATCAGCAGGTGCAGAAGGATTTGGTAAAATTGAGGGAATACTTAAAACTGGTGGACAACAGTTTGAAAAAGGTATACAACTTGCTGGAGCACAAGCAATTCAAAAAGCTGTAAGTACAATAACTGGAGATTCATTAAGTAACGATGATGTATTTGGTTCTATTTCTGGAGCAATTTTAAATCCAAATACTGAATTGTTATTCCAAGCGATTGATATGAGAAACTTTCAATTACAATTTCAATTAGTTCCTAGAAATGATAAAGAATCAGAAATTATTAATGAGATAACACAAATATTTAAGATGTGTACTCTACCATCAAGAGATCCTGGAAAAGTATTTGGTGGAAAGAACGATGCAATTGATGAAGCTTTCATTGGTGTACCAAATCTTTGTAGAGTTTCTTTCATGCGTGGAGCAGAAGAACATGATGTTCTACCAAGATATAAAATGTGTGCTGTAACTTCTATGGATGTAAACTACACACCTGATGGTTCTTATGCTACATATCCTGATGGACAACCAGTTGCAATGCAATTAAAACTAAACTTCCAAGAGACTAAGATCGTCTTTGCTGATGAAGTACAAGGAGGATCTATAAGATAATGTATTTTTCAATTATTCCAAACATCTCATACGATGAGAAACCAATCAGTTATCCATTCTCTGAATCAGACTACGTAACTGCTAAGAATTTCTTTCGTAGATACAAAATTAATGATGATGTATTTTCTAATGCAGTATACTTTAGAAAATATACTATAGTAGATGGAGAACGTCCAGACTCATTAGCTGACAAATTATATGGTGATCCTTTTTATGACTGGATTATATTAATAACAAATAATATGGTTAATGTGCAGTATGATTGGCCAAAGAGTAACTATGAAATATATAAAATTGTAGAGAGTGAATATGATGATCCATATTCAGAGATACATCACTATGAAACTTCTGCTATAGGACAATTTGCTGCTGGTCTACACGTAGATGAAGCTTTTTACAACGGTAATCATAAAGTATACATTGATGGTGCTGCAACAACAAAGAACGGTAATGAAATTTGTAGTCCTATTACAGTAGCAGAGTATTGGCAAGTAGAAAACGAGAAGAAGAGAGAAATATATATTCTAAAACCACGGTATGTTACATCATTTGTAGATGATTTTAGGAAGCAAAATAAGTACAAGAAATCAAGTGACTATATAAGTCAGCGTCTTAAAAAAACATTATGATATTTTGGATTGGATTTTTTGTTATGTTCTTCAATGAAGGATTTGTTATGATGAGACATGTATCACCGTGGTTCTCAAGACTAAGAGATAAAATTATGAAGAGGTTAGGTGACAAGATGTGGTGGAGACTACATGGCACCTTAGATTATACTTGGATGGGTCTTGTAACACTTGGATTAATAGTAAACTCTAATAGATTATCACACCTAACAGCTTTGGGTATCTTCTGGGGTGCATCATTTTTAATATTTTATTTTCCAAGATACACAAAAAGGTTTTTGACAAAAAAATACCCCGAAAAATTTTCGGGGTCTTAGGTAATTGACTTTCGGTTTTTGACCTAGTAATCACCGTTTTCATTTTTATCTACCCACTCAGCATTATTTCTACAGTATGCATTAGCATCTATTTGCATGTGCCAGTGAGCACTCGTATGTATACCCTCAATCATTGCAACCAATCCAAATAACATGACTGGAAGCATCCATAAAGGATGACCTAATACCTCAGAAGTTTTTCTCATATTAATATAAAACCCCCCACATATGTGGAGGGTATTGTTTTATGGTTTGCCTGTCTTTACTTGTGTTTCAAGAATAGCATCACGAATAATATTTTTCAACTGTCTACTCTTCTTTCTACCTAGACCAGCAGAGGTATCAATCTTAACTTTAACCCAATAAAGACTGATCAATACCAGAATGAATGGAATGGCTTCTGCATATGAGATGTCATTCCATGCTTCAACTACGTTCATAATTAATCATCATTAGCTAATGATGCAAAGTATGATAGTGCATCATCGTCATCAACTACTGCTTCTTTTTTAACAGGAGAGGGTGCTCCTACAGAAACAGGTTGCCTAGTAGCAGGTGGTGCTACTGGTTCAAACTCCTCACTGTCCACACTAGGACGAGTAATAGGACGTTGACCTACACCTAGAACGAGATTCAATCTCTTCTCTAGTTCTTCATAAGTCTTGAACTGTTCCTTAGAAGTAAATGCTTCTAACGAATATTCTTTTTTCCATACTGCTTCCAATTCAGTATCATCTGTAGAAACAGCACTAACACTATCAAACTCACTGCTGTCATAGTTCCAGAAACCTGCTACTTGCTTGATCTTTAACTTGAAGTTTGCACCTTCCCAAAGATCAAATACATTTGTAGGTTCTTCATCTTGGAACTCAGGTTGCATAGCAGCGAGGATCTTATCATGGATCTTCTTACCATACTTGTAAAGGAATACTTTACCTTCGTTCTCAGGATGCTTAGGATCTTTAACAACTAAGATGTTACTGTAGTAAGAAAGCTTACGCTTCTGCTTACGTGCAGTATCTTTATCAGAATCATCGCCACTGTTCCAAAGACGACGGTTAACTTCACCAACGGGATCCTTCTCGTTAAGTGTAGTCAGGGAATTTTCAATGTACCATCCACCAATACCTTGGAAGGCATGTGAATATAACTTTGCCCATGGAATAGTTTCTCCTTCTGGGGCAGGAAGGAATCTTATAACAGCATAACCGTTACCAGTTGAATCAACTTCTGGTTTCCAGAAGCGTTCATCTACTTGCTTTCCGCTAGATGATTTCTCTAATTCTTTCTGTAAGAATTCAAAATTGTTGCTGGACTTACGCTTAAGATCTGCAAATGACATAGATTGCCTCGGATTATTTTAGATTTGGTTTTAGTCTGGTTCCTATCGCCGCTTACCCTAAACCAGAAAGGGGGTAACCGCAGTCAGAATTGCTCCTGACATACTATTTATAGCACGCCTGAGAGGGTTTGTCAAGCCTCAGACTCTAGTTGTGTCTTCATTCTCTGAACTTTCGTTAGCAGTTCATCAAACATAGATTCTATGGTTGTATTAGGTGTTGCACCTAGCATAACAATGCCTTGCTTCATAGAATCTATGACAGATTTTGCTTCAGGATCATCACTTAACTGAAGACGGCCATGAAATATCTTTTGTTTTTCTATTAACTTTTCAAGTGCTTCAAAGTATTCTATCTTTCTCTCTGGATCTAATAGAATAA